GCAAAAATAAAGAGACATAAAAGAATGAAACTAACTTGCGTAGTAACAAAAAACAAATCAAAAAGAAAAAAAAAGTAAGAAGAAATAAATACGAAAAAAAAAAAAGTAAACTAAACAAATAAAAATAAAAATAATATCAATCAGTAGTACTTGACCAACATCTTCCTGCAGTCATTCAATCAAAACTGTTTAAAACCTCTTCATGATGCACTCCTATCTGAGTAAGCATCATGTGGACGAATTGCAACATTAGTGTAGGCCTTCACGTGCCAGTCTTTCATCAATGTCCCTAACTATATCCTCATCTCTGCTTATCATGTCGGTATATGACATCATGTGCATAGAGTAACTTATTGTGTCCATGATTGAATAGAATATGGTGTTGACAAAGTCATTTGATCTATCAGTGAAGATCACATTCTTCCTGTGTATGCCCTGTTTTATCATAGTCCTGACTGACTGCAAAGCATCAAGATAAATGTTTCCATCAATCAGATCATTTTTAATGATTGTTGCAAAGACAGTAGTTGGAAGAGCACCTCCATGATCAGCATCAACTATGTCTATAGCACCATATTCACCATCAAAATTGTCCCTACATATTGCCTTGAATTCATCATAGACATTGTACTTGATTCTCAGCATTTTATAAGTAAAGTCAACAATGTCTTGCTTAGTCATGGTCATTCCGACAATATTACACATTTTTTGGAGCAATCCATTGACCTTGTAAAGTCCACTGTGCATATAGTGATAGTCATCATCTTCTATCACATCATAAGCCATGCTTGCAGGGTCAGTGTAAGTGATATTGTCCATCTGAATTTCATTTGGTCTCATTGAATTGACTGGTATGAATACTATCTCAGTCTCAACAAGCTTGAATGCTGTCTTTTGAGTCTTGAAATGTATAGCATTCACTATGTCAGCCACTACAGTATCATTCTGCTTCATGCTGATCATGTCCACTAAATCAGTGTAGTTGATAGCATCTAATCTCAGCAGGGTCATGTTATTTATGATGCGTCGCTCGAAGAGTTCACTGGTTAGAAAACCTTCATATAATTCTGAAACTAGGTTGACACATTTTGGGTCAGGTATTGGTAGATGTGAGCCAACATTGAAGGCTGATGCATGGGTTCCGGCATATAACACGCGCCTCAAATATGGGTCAAGCTCATATCCAGTAGCCGGTCTTTCATCATTTATTGGATTGTATGTTAGCTTTGTGTGAAGACCACATGGTATCTGTGGGCATGCCTTAACATCATTGCACAGCTCCGTTGTTTCAGAATTATGATATGTTAGATAAGTGTGAGATTTGTTGAGTTTTGTGAATAATCCAGATTGACCCCAGCTGCCAGGTGTAGGATAACCGTAAGATCTAAAATTGAACTTCACAAATGTGTGCAATAGATCCAGTATTCTTCTGACATCATATTTGTTGACTTGTATTCCATCAACTTGGTTGTTTTTTCCATGTATCATACAGACAACACCGCCCATTGTTGCCAACAATTTGAATTGTCCAATCCACTTTCCTGTCTTCTTATCATACTTTTGTCGTATTAGCCAGCTCTGTCGGTATTGTCCACCTTTATCAATTTTCTCTATATGGTTGTCTTGTCTGAAGTACTTCTTCATCAATATAGCATGCTTGCATTGCTGTGGATATTCTAGATTCGATGTATCCAATGTTTTAACAAAGATTTCCTTTTTAATAGCCTTGTTATCTATGTTGACAGTTAATGGCTTGAAGTAATTGTATATTGCATTAAGCTGTTCAGCTGTGTAAAGAGTGTCAAGGATTCTTGATTCTTTTGTTGTTGAGAATTCAGTTGACGTAATGCTCACATTGTAATTTTGTGTCTTGCTGAGCGTGCAGCCATAAAGGTCAGTTATGAATGAAACAATATCGTCTGTTCTTAGCCTGGGTTGATTGAATAGGCGTGTCTTGATCTGTGAGTGAAACTGCTGATGTATAAGAGACAGTGCTTTAGTTATTGGATAGCTTTTGAAGTATATTGCAAATCGTGTTTTGATGAAATCCATATCCAGATCCAAGTGAGTCTTGTCTTCACTAGGATAGATTTTCAGTGCGAAGTCTGTACCCTTCTCCTTATCATATATTGAAAGCAGAACACATGAGAATTTTGTTGTTGTCTGGAAAATATTCTTATATTGTGGCATCCTGTTGATTTGCTTAGTCTTTGGTGTTGTGCAGTCAGTGATAGTGCTCATGTGAACAGTCCTATAAGCTATGTCTGTGATTTCACCTTCATCATGAAATGCCATCTTGATATGATCAGATGATTGTGTGTGCACATCTAATTGAGCAAGTGTAACCAATGCCTCATCTATTGTCATTGGCTGCAAGTCATTTAGAACGACTGTTTTTCCTGTTGACTGTATTGTCTGTGATATGGCCATTCGTCGCTTCTTGCTTGAGTAATGTTCACTGGCAAGGGCATACACCTGGCTACGTGTCTGTCCTTTTAGATGACCCAATGCTTGCTTTAAATTAAGAGCACGACCCATAATCAATCCTAGGCCATCATCTTCATATTCCAACTTGTCTATTGCCTTCAATGTCTGCGCTATTTTCTTTATCTTAGGCATCTTATGCTTCAGTGCTATAAAGACATCCGGTTTTTCAGGTGCTGCTATCTGATAATATGCTTCTTCCTCGAATTCCGTCACTGTATCGCTTGGCATCATTGCCTTCATCCTCTTCTCCTGTGACAATGTTGCCAACTTAAGTATCATTATTGACTCATAGCTATGTGGGTCGGCCATGACATGTTTCCAAATTTTGAAGTAATGTCCTTTAAGACCAGTTGTAGCTAGTTCAAATGTGCTTATGTCTGGATAACCACCCATCTCTATTGGTAGCATTGCATAATTGATGCTTAATCTCTGCTTGTTTATCATGTTGTAATTGGAAAACAGCTGATGCTTTAGGACAGTGTGACACATTATGAGGACTGGCATGTCTGCACCTTCTCGTATCATTTGCTGTAATGCTGAAATGCGTGACATGGCATCGATAGGATAAGTCTGGAAAAGGAGATTTTGTGTGCAGTTTGCTATTGTTTTTGACAGTGACTTGACTGTTTCACCATTAAAATTGAGATTTGACACCATCTCACCACCTACTGGACTTGACCACCATTTCTTCATATTGACCTTTAGGCAGAACATTCTTTTATAATACATAAGGAATGCACAGAATCTTTTATATGTGATCGGATCATAATAACCAATAGTGTACCACGAGTCATCTGAATGCACAAGAGGAAACAGGTATATTTCGTCATTAGGATATGCCATCTTATAACATTTCACAACAAAGCTAAATGCTGTCTCATGCACATTAGTGGAAATGTAATTGAGCATACCTTGCGGCCAACCAATATTCAGAATAACTTCTCTAGTTTTAATCTGATTGCCATCCCTTCTTAGTTTCTTACTGTATCTTGGGTCTCCTTTGACTTCATCGAAAATGTCTGGCATGTTCTTTTCAATGTGAACACGACCTTTGAATTTGGATAGTGCATTATATTGGATCTGCCTAATCTCATGCCTATGTATTGTACTTGACTGAACGTACACTCTGAATTTTTCAGTGTTGTCCTGTTCCGAATATTTTGTTTGATCTTCAGTCACCTGTGCAATAAAGGGGACATTCTTGGCAACCAGAAGCTCACATGCATTCTTATATGTCTGCTCTAAGTATTTGAGTTTATTCCTATTTTGTGCCATGACATTCATTGGATTTGCATCTGTTATTGTCCTTTCAGGCAACTCAATAACTGCATACATTGCCTTCGTTGCCAGATCAGGCGTGTTTATTGGTCTTCCAGGTCCTCGTTGTTCTTTTGCAGATTCTATCTGGCGTGACATATTGTTTTTAATAGCATGTACTCCTAACGATAGCAAAGTGCACTTGGATTCATCATATTCGATCTTCTCATAGAATTTTAAAGATTCATGCAATGAGGTGCTATGATAGTCTGTTTCATGCTTCATGTCGCCTTCACTCTTAAGACTACCTCTTAAAGAGCAGACATAATGCACTGGAGATAATAGGTCTTGCTTTTGTATGTTGACTCTTGCATTCCTGTGGTTGTAAGTGTTTGAAGTCTCCTTGTGCCTTGTCGCATAGTATATCATGTCAGAGCTGAATGCATAATTTGAATCAAAGGGATATTCACTGTCTGAATAGCCATCTGTAACCCATCCTCCCCATCTAACCTGCTCATCTTCCCATGCCATGTCATATTCAGCAACAGCTGCTATTGACCTCTGCATGAATTGATTTCCTCCAAATTTCTTTCCTCTTAGGGTGAAATAAGCTGATGTCTCATCAATGTAGTCCTCCACCTTACTGTGCTCATAGCCTTTGATTGCAAAGCTTGGCAGCTTGAAATCAATACCATATGACTGGTTTAGCACTCTGCCTTGATGTACTTTTAACTTTGGCTTTCGAGGATTGTCTCTGTATGTTGACAGCTTCTTCATAAATGCTTCCGTCTCTTTGAGCGTCCATACATCCAAGTGAGTCTTTATCATGATATCAAACTTGTCTTTGACAAGCTTGGATAGCATAGAAAGGCTGGACAATGGCATGTAAACGACATACTTGTACAGATCAAGGAGCTCTGATGTTTTCTGATGTGTGTCTAATGAGTACATGGTGACTATGCCTATCAAGCGTTTCAGTTTTATGTTGTCAAGCTTCATCTTACTACCCAGATAGGTGGATGTCATCAGTATTTTGTACTGTGACTGATCCCATGTTTCCATTTTATCAGCATTGATACGTGACAATTTAGACACATAGTATGTATATTCAGATGTTGTGTATCTGGCATGATATGAGAGCGGTTCATCACTAATCTCTTTTGGTCGCCTGCAGATTGTGACAAATGGTATGTCAACATTGGCTTGTGTAAGAGGTGCATGGTCCTTAGGGATCACCATGATGAAAGCAGCATTTGGAGGCACAAAAAGGTTTGCTTTCCTGGATTTGTTTGCTGACAGATGTATTACACGTTGGTAAGCTTGATTCATTGCTGTTGCAAGTTGAACGCCATTTGTCCCTGACACATACTTGAAAACCTCCTTTATATCTGCTGATCCAGACTCTTCTGCTGATGTCTTTGCCTCCCATGTTGCTTTTGACATGAAATTCGGCTTCAAAGATTGGGAGCCCAAGTAATCAAGGTATTTTTCCATTTGGTCCATAATGACAGGATACTGATTTGGATGCACTCTTTGAGGTGGCTTCTTGGAATTTGGGTCTTTTCTACCTTTTCTTGTCTTTTCTCTAAACCAATTGTACATGGCACTGTCATAGCTTGGTTTCATGGTGTACTGCCAGTTGCCGTAAACTTTGTGCTCATTGTTCTCATTGCGTTTTTCTTCTGTGTAACTTGACATAAGTTCTAACTGTTTGGAATTTGGTAGTAAATTCATGATATAATACATAACATCAAGATCCTCAGGTGTCTTGTTGGATCCCAATGCCATTGATGATAGCAGATCAACTATATAATCACCAACAAGATCATGTGCAGTCATGCTCTCCATTGTCTGTGAATTCTCACATATCTGAAGTGGTGATTTTGGCTTCTGAAGGAAGGTAGAACTGTCTTGCTTGGATAGATTCTCTTCCAAATCCTTGAAGGCCTTCTCAGCAGGCTCATAGTCAGTGTCAAACATGTCGGTGAAGTGTTTATCAGTCTTGTTTTTAATCTGCTCAACATAATACTCAATTGGTTTTTTTGGCTGATACACAGGCATTTCCTCCAAACCAGCAGTGTACTCAGAATAATCGAGTCCTTCATTTTGCTTGCTTGCACTTGATAATGTTATAAGGAATTGGTCACGTTCAACCTCGTTCATCAAAGTGACACCTAGTTTCATGGCAGAATTTATGTCCTTATGCATAATGATGCACTTGTTTTTAATTGCTTCATCATTCTTGCACAACTGAATGTCTTCCAATCCTTTCAGAATCACCTCAATGTTGCTGAGGTCTTCATTTATAGCAAGATAATACTCAGTGACTCTTGTGTAATTTGCTAAATGCTCCATGATAGGCTGGTATTTGACGCGCTTCAATTGTATTGCATAGTATGGTGACTCTGAGACTGTGACATCACCCATTATTATCGATTGTAATTCTGGCTTATACATCAATATGTCTGGTGACTTGTTCTTGATTTTGCTAGGTGGTGCAGCAATTTTGCCAGCTTTGAAATCAGCATGTTCATTGATTCTGCTGATGAAATCAGACACCTTGGTATCTTTAATGTCACTGGCAGTGACTGCACTCAAATAATACAGCCATACATCATGACGTGAGATTTGAAGTGCTTTGTAAGCATCAACTTTGGCTGCAATATCTGCAGATGTTCTGAGTCGTCTGTCATTGCTTGTGAATGAGTCATTTAGTACTCTCCACTTCTCAACTAACATTTTATTTATTCCTTCTCTGTCCATGATTTAAAATCAGATGTTATAGTGTTTTGTCTATTTGTGGTTTTATTCTTTTAAAAGTTTGTGTAAGC